CATATTTTTTTGTCCCTTTGGCTGTGCTGAATAATTCACCACCGGATTTTAACCCCCAACTGTTCCATTTGTATGGTATTGAAACGAATTCTCTCGCATCCAGCAGTTTTTTCAACACGTGTTGATCCACAAACCAGTAAATTGGTCGCTTGAATGCTTCTATCATTGATTCGCTCAATTCCTTTTTAAACTTTTCACCAGGTTCGCCTATTCCTGGAGTGACACAACTGGCAATATACACACTAGGGTCTTTAGGTTTTCGCATTGCCGCAGGAAATGTGGTTATATTTTTAAATTCTAAAAGCGGCAAGCGTTCTCGATTAATTCCATCAGCATCCAATTGTAGTACGTGTTGATATCTATCAAAAAACTTATCAAAGTAAAAAAATCTGGCACTAGACAAATAAATTTTTCTTTTTAAATCTATATCTGTTTTTGTATTACAAATTTCTGGACCTCTACCGAATAAAGGGTGATCTTTTGCTAAATCAAATTGATCATAAAAGTCTTTAGAGTGTACTTCGTAAGTGTATGAAATATCTTTATCGTCTATTAAATTTTTTAAGTTGTGTTGTTGATCGTGTTCGTATATCATGTGAACATGTACGTGGATTAAATTCTTTTTATTCAAAGTAATTGTGCTTTTTGCAAGATATTGTCCGTGTTCAGCCCAATATATTGGATCACAACTGTAATATATCACATGAGTTTTTTTATTTGGAAGGTCTCCGCCGATGTGTTGTTGATCAAACAGCATTTTTTCCTTCTTTCATTTTTATTTTGTCTCTATTGGTTGGTCTACAAAAACTATTTTTCGCTTTCATTCTTTGAGCGTTCCAAAAACTAGGATTTATTCTACAATAACTGGTTTCTGAGTATGTAAGCAAACAACTGACACTGTTTATAACAACATCAGGAGCCAGTGCACCAGAGGCCCATACAAAATCTACTAATTTTTGAGCACCTTGAGGTTTTATGATATAGGCATGAGCACCTTTGATGTGACTTTTGTTGTAAAGTTCTAACCCAGAATACGGTGGTCTCTTTTTCATGTAAAGATGCACATTGTCTCCACGATTGATCTGCACCTGTCTGTCATAGTCAGTGGTACGCCTACTTAACCAATCAAGATTACACACATCTTCAAATTTTGCGATGATACTGTGAGGAATTTCTCTGATCACAATGGCATCATGTTCAAAAATTAAAATTGGTTGTTGTAATTCTATACATTTTTTCCAAAGCGACAAGTGAGAAATTAAACAGCCCACCATACCAGGATTAATTTTTTTAATACGTTGATTAAATTTAAAATCTTTTAGATTGTGCTTGTACCACTGCACATTAATATCTTTACCATGGATGGCAGGAAAAATTTCTGGCTTGATGCCAAATTTTTCAGCCGATTCAACACATTCTTTTGCTAAATTTTCGGAAATTGCTTCTCCCTGCATTGTGATCACATATGATGGAATATTCAAAGTCATTTTTGAATATTTATTGATAAGATTTTTAGTGATGTATTATATAGAAGCGTCTTCCATACCAGCAACTCTCAATTTAACAATGTTTGTCATTTGCCATTGTTTTTGATCCAGTCCTTTGGTAATACCAAGCCATTTGTTTCTCAGCAGTGCAAATTCGTTGATTATTTTTTCATAATCAACCACATCTGCTTCGCCATCCACGTATTTTTCTACATCTCTTGAACTGAGTGCTCTTTGATAATTTTCTAAATACTTTTTGAAATGTTTTGATCTCAATCTTCTCAACTCGATATTCATATATTGAAGTATTGCCTCAATTTCCTGTAATTGATTGAATCTTTGTTCCACAATGCCAGGCATATCTGCTGATGCTTTTTCGATATTGCCTCTAATTCTTATTTCAGATTTTGCCTGTTCCAATTCGTCTTCATAATGTCTGATGGCATCAGGAATTGCGCCAATATCTTTCGCTATTTTCTGATACCATCCAGCCATTAATAATCCTCGTCCTGGTCAACATCCAAATAATATTGGATGGCTTTGTCCAGGTCATCATCGGCTCCTAGTGCGGCTTGAAATTCTTCATCTTCCACACCATAGTCTGCCATTAGATCGACAAATTTTTCTGCTACCAAGTCCATAGCCTGTTTTCGATCCATGTACTCTTTAAAAAATTGCCAAATTTCAACTAATTGACTTCCTTCGATCATATTACTCCTCAACTGCTTCTGTTGTTTCTTTAGTTTCTGATTCTTCAGCAGGCACTAAATTGGTAAAGTCTTTCATAACCATGTCAAGATATTCTCCACCGGCTTCCCAAACTTTACGATACTCTTTGTATTCAGTACCTTTTGAATCCACGTATTTAAGTCTGTTACCATCTTTTGTTAATATACCTTTTTTCTCAAAAAGATCTACAAGTCCTGAATAAGGATTCATTCCTGTTTCGTATGGAATTTTTACTTGTACGCCTTCAAAAGGTTTGGCATATCTTGTTTTCATAACCTTACAGCCGGCTCTAATACCTCTCACATCAGTAACTTTGTTACCATCTTCATCTTCTTTCAGTTTCAATTTTTTCATTGCTACCACGATTGAAGATGCGTAGATAAATCCTTGTCCACCTGATATTTTATCATCTGGATCAAACATATCTTGCGATGCGTATGTGTGATTTGTAGCAACAAGTCCCACATTGTGTGAACCAAACATATTAACACAGTTACGAACAAGTGCTGTTAGTGCCTTGGGTTTTCTACCCATGTCACCCTTCATATCACCTTTTTGAAACTGATCAACATCTGTAGGTGTTAACAACATACCCAATGAATCGATCACAAATAATACTTTTGGTCTATCTTCTTCAGCCATTGCTTTGTAATCATCCATAAATGTTGAAACTGTTTTTGCCACATCATCTATCATAGACATATTCAGTTTTAATAATTTTTTTTCGTCTGTGTCTACGTTCAATGCTTGTAACCAAGTTTCGTCCAATGCGTTTTCTGAATCGATTAGCACAACAAATATTCCTTGATCCTGTGCCGCTTTCACAATGTTACCAGAACAGATGTATGATTTACCTGCTCCAGATTCACCTGCAAACACAGTCACTTTTCCTAATGGAATTCCTTTATTAAAATCACCACTAACCAAATAGTTTAGTGCGTAATTGCCTGTTGAGATCCAATCTGTTGGATCATGAAATCCAGCACTCATTCCAGTGATGGACTTTGTTAAAGTTTTTCTAAATTTACTTACATCAAATGCCTTTACCATAATTTGTTCCTTTTGTTAGTATGTGTGGGGAGTTGCCTCCCCACAAATGTACTTTACTATTTTGATTGTCTTGCTCTTATCATTGCTAAGATATCCTCTGCTTTTCCACTTGCTTCAGTGGTCGGCTTTGGTGCTTCTTGAGTTTTTACCTCAGCAACTGGTTCTGCTTTAACTTCTGGAGCAGGTGTTTCTGCTTTCGGAGTTACTGGATCACCAGTTCTTGATGACAAGCCTGCTGGTCTAAAGTATTGACCAAATTTATCTTGATCATATGCTTCACCATCAACAGATGCTTCAAACATTTCTTTCATTACCTTAACTTCTACTTCTGAAGGCTTTTTAGGTAAGAAATCATTTAGATTAAACAAACCATGTGTTGTAATCGCTGTGTTTTCTTCTTCTGTTAAAGGTCTTGATTTTCTAGACCATGTTGATGTTGAATAATCAGCATATCCACCTTTGGATGTTTTGATAATTCTAAAATCAACACCGCTTGTTGAATCAGTTGGAAGATCTTCCATATCTGGATCCATCAATGCTCCTTTGATAATTTGGAATATTTGTGGACCAATAATGAATCTTCTAACTGGATTCTCTGGAGTTGACTCTTCATTTAGTGGATCGTCTTTCACGAAACCTTGGAAGATGTAACTTCTTTTCTTCCAATATTTTCTTCCTAAATCTTCTAATTTAGGATCTTTGAACCATCCTCTAACTTCAGATAAGATTGGACAAGACTCGCCATACATTTCCATACATGGAACTTGTACTTGTACTGGTCTTGAATCTGTTTCACCTTTGATTCCTGCGAAAGGTAATTTAATCATTAACCTTTCTTTCCAGAAAAAAGTGTTTTCTTTATCACCATCTGGCAAGAAACGAACAGTTGCCTGCTCTCCTTCTTTTAGATTCCAAAATGGGTAAATGGCGTTGTCTCCGCCTGTTCTTGAAGTAGTGCCACCTGTCTTAACTTCTTGTTCTTTCAGTTTAGCACGTATTTCTGCTAGTGTTGCCATAATTTAAGCCTCCTATTGTTGCCTGTTGTTATTATATTATGTGCCTTTATAAAATTAGTATAGCACAAGACAAACATATTGTCAAATATATACTAATATTACTATTTAGTCAACCTGAAATGGTAAAGTTGTTTATTGAACGCCTGCTAATTTTTTGATTTTGGCAATTTCGGGATCTTTGTTTGCCATTAACTTCTGAATTGTTTCCTGTGCAGTTGATACAGCATTGTCACCAAATTTCTTTTCTACTGATGTTAGCACTGCTGTTTCGCCTTTTGGAAATTGATTTGATGTGTAGTCAAAGAAACTTTTCACAAATTCATCCACAGTTTGTTCTTTGTCTTTGAATGATTTTTCTTCTTGATCTTCTATACCAAATTTAGATTTCATACGACTTGCTTCGTAATCATAATCTTCTTGAGCGGCTTTTAATGCTTCTTCGTGTTCTGGGCCACCTGGTTTAATCACTTCATTAGCATAGTCATCATCCACTTTGTGATTACCATCATATTCGTATTCACCTCT